TTAATAGATAAATTTTCATACACCAATTTTTCACCCATAGTAGGGATATCTTTAAATGGAGTGGCGTAAGTAACAGTACCAGAAGAAATGCCAGGAAGATTTGCACTAACCGTAAAGAATTCTACTTTTGGTAATTGATGAATACCAAAACGAAATTGAGTCGGACTTGCATAATCTAGCTGATCAGGCTGTCTAGACATAGGTGATTGTGATGTTACCATATTACTATTTATAATAAAAAAAAGGGAGGACCGAAGTCCCCCCTAGTTTTACTCTATTACGTCTTGATTTTACATCAAGTTCGTAACTTTAACGCGACGATACCAAGCGTTGGTATTAGCATCCAGTGACGCATCGGTGTTAACCGTGTCAGCGGCAGCAACCGCACCCGCAGCAGCGAATGGGTTAGCAGCAAGACCATAACGGGTCTTGAAACCAATCTTGGGCTGGAAGGAATTCTCACCAACCGCACGAACCATCTGAAGCGGAACGTATGGGCAGTAGAAGAAACCAGCGTCGTAAGGCGAAGTGCCCTTATAACCAACAACATAGTACTGCGAAGCAGCTACGTTGGCTGAATATGGATCAACATACACCTTGTAACGACCATTCATAACACCAGCAAATGTGGTGGTTGTGTCGTCAACATTTAGGTTATTTGCAAGAGCAGGAGTGTAATCAAGAACACCTGCCATCTGAAGTGCCGAAGCAACATCAGCGGAACAGATGACCATGTTACCCTTGCCACGACGAGTCTGTTGACCAATCGCATTGGCATCACGCTCGATAGCAAACATCAAACCCTTGAACTTCTCAACTGACCAACGACCATTTGAGTCGGTGTCCAGATCAAAGATACCAGCAGTTGTTGTGTTAACCTGGGCACCCTTAACAGCGGTGACATACAGTGAACGAACAACTTCACGGTTGATTTCAGCAAGAATTTCAGAACTAAGAATGTTAGCAAGCTCTGTCTCGGCGTCCAAACCATGAATTGCCTTCAAGTCTTGTGCCAACTCCATTGTGTACTCGGCCTTCAAGGCACGAGATACAGCAGTAACAGTTGACTTCTCAATCGAGAAAGCCATCTGACCAAAAGAGTTGGCGCCACTGTCACCCAACGCCTCAGCCTGAGCAGTTGTCATACCAGTAGCACTTACATAAGTACCAGCAGAAGGACTGTCGTTCAGAACAGCAGGGTTAGTTTCAGTTGAACCAACATCGCCACCACCAATAGTACCGGCGGCGTTTTGGTTAGAAGCACCAGCTTTGCCAGGAAGTGACTCGTCCATAAGAGCCTCGGCACCGTCTTGCGACAGGAACGAAGAACGCATGGCAAAGATCAAACCCGTTGGGCCCGTCATTGGCTGCACACCACATACGTCATACGCAATAAGGTTAGGCATTGCACGACGAACCAATGAGATCAAAATTGGGTCCCATGTATTCATCTGCCCGCCGCCACTGGCGTTGACTGGTGCTGTCTCTTGGAGATAGGAAGCGTCTTCACGCATTGCTTTTTCTTGGTTTTCCAAGATGAGGGTAGTAACTGCCCGCTTGTAAGAATCCTCAATCCTTGGGAGATCGGGGTGTTCTAGGACTGGCTGCCACTTTTCTTGTAGATGTTCTGTTTGAAACATTTGTTTCTCCTTTTAATTTACATCCGTTAATATAATGTTTTATGCACTCGCCTTTTGATTACGACTGATGGCCGACATATACGTTTTCATGGAATCTGTCGTATCAACGTCCTGTGCGGTGCTACCATCTTCATCATCAATAGCTTTATCACTATGGGTGTGAGATTTTGGAAAATAGCTTTCTTTCAGTGTATTAAGTTTTACACGAAAAGAATCCTCATCCCCAAAATCAACATCCTGAGTAAGTGATTTAAACTTTTCAATTTCGGTATCGGCCAAATCCTCAGATACTTCGGAAATGACCTGTTCACGAACTAGAGTTGAATTAGAAGATGTAAGGTCAACACTCTTTTGAATTGACTCGTTCAACTTCTTTTCTAGCTCGGAAATCTTCTCTGACTGAGCTTCCAGAACGTCATACTTCTCGTCTGGAACGTCAATATAATGGTCTTCAAACAACTGTTTCAATCCAGAAATAAAGTCTTCTGCAATTTCACCCTTCAAACCACGTTCGATTGCCAACTCGTTTTCTTTAGTCCATTCCTCAACAACATAATTGAGATATGTATCTACCTTCTCTGTAACCTCTTCCTTGAAAGACTCCATCTCGGCATCTTTCTCAGATTTAGCGTCTTCCTCAATACGCACGATCTCCGAACGAATCTTAGATTTAACTGCGGCCTCAAAAATTGTTGCGGCCCTCTCTTTAAACTCTTCTGAAAGGTCTTCCCCCTCAACAAGCGCATCAACAGCTTCTTTAACATTGATAGACTTGATTTTCTCTTCGATCTCTGCCTTCTGAACTTCAAGTTTCTTCAACTCTTCTTCAGTTACAGCATTATCAGCTTCAGCAAGTTTAGAAGAATGAGTGGCCAACATCTCTTCAATGTCTGCCTTCTTCATTTTGCCAATCTGCTCTAGAGCCTGAGCTTTAGTCATTTTTTTATTCTCCTTTAGCTCCTCGCCGTCATGGTCGATTTCATCGCCCGCAGCAAGTTTCTGAGGAGTATCTGCTTTACCAGCACTCTTCTGTTGAGCATCGCCACTAATTTGTTTTGCAGATTTTGTAGCAACATCTGTTGGTGAAGACTTTGCATCAGGGTCTACTACAGCAGCACCCCCGTCTTTTGCTTTCTCGCCTTCAACTTTTTCAGCCTTATCAACCCCAGCCACGCCAGGTTTTGGGTCTTTGGCATTGGAGACACTATCTCCAGCATTATCTGAACCCAAGCCAAGGTCTGCGGCCTTGCCTAAAGGTTTCTCTGAGGCTTCTTCAAGTTCTGCAAGAACCTCTGCCTCAAGTTCTTCAATTGTTTGTTCTAAATCGGACATAGGTTTGTCTCCTTACCTTGTGTTATTATATTTATAAATTATAATTTCTTGAGGAATTTAGCAAATTCCAAAGCCTCAATTTTTGCATTTCTTTGACGCTTTTTAACATCAAACTTCTGCCTTAACTCAACAAGTTCCGCTTCTACTAACGCTCCATTGTTCCAAACCCATTCTTTACCTTCCATAATACCTTCTACGAAAGCATTTGGTGCAGAAGGGTCTGCAACAATATCAGCAGCGGTTGCGAGATAAAAATCATCTCTCACATAATTAGCACCATTTTTTTGGTTCAAACTACCCATGCCTCTAGAAGAAACACCCAATTTGCCACCTTCATCAATGATATTTTTAACGATCTCACCCATAGGTGTTCCCATAATTTTTGCTTCACCAATAAAATTCTTACCGTCTGGATATAATTCTGTAACCATATGAGATACTCTCTCAAGGTTAACGGTTGGGCCATCAGGATGGCCTAACTCTCCATAAGCACGATTTTCTTTGATAAATTTCTTATTGTATCTGGAAACTTCTTTTTGAAGAACTTCCATAGGATATACCCGGCCATTGCGGTTTTTAATATCTGCTTGCAGAAAAATACCCTTAATTTTATAGTTTTTACCACCACCCTCTTTAGCTTCGGTGATGTACTGTACTTCTTCTACAGCTTCTGAAAATAATTTTACGGTGTTCATATCATTTTTCCTAACTGATATTATCGAAACCAGATACTTTTTTCATTTTTATAATAATAGTACCTGTGCAAGCGCCGTCATTTTCAATATAGATGTCACCAGTAACACCACTACCAGCGTTATTTGGAAGTGAGGGTAAAGACTGGCCACCACCATTGTATGTACCATTACCATTTAGTGTAAGTGCAGTTACATTTGATGTAGCGTCCCATTCAATCTCTGTTACTGAACTAACAGTCCACTGACAAGCAACGATTGATACTCTAGGATTGGTAGCCGCACCGGCAATTTCAGAAACATCTACTACCTTTAATGCGGTTGCGTTTGTTCCTGTAATCGTATGCTTTGTGATAATTTCAAAGTCCGAATCAACTATTGTCTGTGTTGCAATGGCCATTATCCACTCCTAAATTGATAACATTTCTTTTTCAAAATAATTCATTAGGTCTTTTTCCGCCACCTTAAATTTTTTTGAAACATCTTTTATAGTTTTCTCAAAAGTATTTAGGAAATCTGAAGGTTTAGAATCCATAATGTTGAAAATTTGGTCAACAGCGTCCTTCATCTTCGGAGACAATTTCTTATACTGCCGAGATTTTCTATGTTCATCCTTTTCAATAACGGTTGAACTATATACTTCTTCAAGTGTCAGCATCAGTTTCCTCTGGACTAACATTATTTACAAAAGTTTTTGAATAATCTTTTCTTTTAACTTCAAGAGCATCGCCAACTTTTGTAGAAATAGAACTTTTAAAAGCAGCTTCTGCTTCTATGTTACTTCCTGATATAATCGAATCTACAAATTCTCTACTCATTGTTTATTTCCTTTCTTCGCATTATCTTTTTCATCTTTATCATCTTCTAAACCCAATTCCTTATTGACACGATCAGTAGGGTCCATATAAGGATCAACAGGATTGCCTTCTGAATCAGATGGGTATCTTTGAATACCATCTCCTCCATCTGGAACAACAATTCCACCATCCATTGGGTCTTTTTCAACTTCTTTCTTAATTTGGTCACGCATCTCTTGAATTTCTGCATCAGTCATGCGTAATACTTTCTTCAGCACATATTCTTTACTAAAGAATGTTCCAATATAAGCTTCAACTGTCTGCAATTGATTAAGTCTATTCTCCAAAAGTTCTGCATCTTTAAGTTCTGCAAAATGACCGTCTGCAAGATAATCATATTGAATATGTTCTTGTATTTCAGGCCAATCTTCTGGAGCAATAATACCTTTTAGTAAGAGTTGTGTTTTAAGAATGTCCGTGAACAGTGGAGAAAATTTCTTACGAATTCGTTGTACAAACTTTGTAAACTTTAATTCATCCCTTGTTATTTCTGTTGAACGACCAATACTAAAACCACCTTCAGCTTCCATACGAGAACTTGGGACATTCAATGAACGATACAATTTTGTACGGAAATATTGAATATCATCAATCTCTCCAAGATTAGAACCGCCTGGCAAAGTAGTAATTTCTGTACCTCTACCACCTTCTCTTCGTGGGAGCCAAAAATCTTCTAGCATACTCATATGATTTCGGTCATCCCGAATTTCACCAGTATTTGCATCATACACAAGTTTATTGCGATAACGATTCATTACATCTTTGAGATATTGCTCTGCTTTAATCTTTGGAAGATTACCTACATCAATATAAAAGATGCGCCGCTCTGGAGCTCTTGAAATACGATAGATAACAAGCGCATCTTCAATCATACGCAATTGATTGACAGGCTTGATTGCTTTATGTAGATAAGAAAGTACCCGACCACTATTACCATCAATCAAACCAGAAGGAACA